GCAACACCCCTACCTACCAGGACGGGTTCTACCGCTGCGTTTGTGACCCCACATTCTTAATGCACCTCCGTCAGAATTCTGACTTCCGCGAGGTGGCCCGTTATCCCGGTAACGGTCAAATTAACCCGCTGATGTCGGCTATGCAGCCGAACGCCAGCATCTATATGGGTCAGGGCTTCGGCCAAGCCAGCTTCGTGGCTGGTGAGCCAATTATGCCCACGGGATTTGTCTTCGAGGGGGTGCGATTCTTCGAATCCACCAACATGCCCACGCAGACTCAGAACGCAACGATTGCAGGAACCACCCAAGATTACAACGCTGCCGTTGGTATCTTCTTCGGTCCTCAGTCAGTTGGCGTCGGCATCGGCGGTAACAACGCTCAGGTGCTTCTGAACAACAACGATGACTTCAGCCGCTTCGTAATGATGATTTGGAGCCTCTACGCAGGCTTCGAACTTCTGAATGCTGATTTCGTCACCGTTGGTTACTCTTTCGACGCTTGAGGAGGTAACTAACAATGGCTATTAATTCCAACCAGTTACACGTTGCCAAGATTTATCCTGGTAACTACACGAACGTTCTTCGTTACTGGCACGAAGAAAAGACCGTTCAGTTTGAGAACGCCAATGGCGTCCAAACCAGCTACACCAACCAGCCTGTCGGCGGTCCTGTCGGTGTGGTCTTCCGTCCCGGCTGGATTGCCCAGCAGGCTGTCGGTTACGTTGACCTGAGCTATCAGGCCCTCGGCACCAACAATCAGCTGAGCTACTACACCAAGCCTTATGGCTCTGGTCAGAACTCTGCTGAGCAGCCTTTCCTGAACGGCGACGTCATCGTTCCTTCTCCCGATTTCCACAAGGATGTCCGGGCTGACATCACCGATGGCATCTCCGTTCCCGCTACCGCTTACGTTTATCGCGCTTCTCTGCGTGTTGACGGCGGTGACCTCGTTTCCTCTGGTATCGCAGGTGCTGAAACTGCTCCTGCTCTGACCCTCGTTCCTTCCGTTACCGAAGGTCTGCGTGATGACGGCACTGTCGTCTCTGGTCAGTTCGGTGCAACCGTGACCGGTGCCAACAGCGCTATCGCTAACGGCAGCGTTGCTTCCACCAACATCATCGATTCCAGCAGCCTTTCGGCTCTTGGTTCCGAGACTAAGTGGAAGCTGTTCAGCACCATCCCTCAAGGTGGCGCTTCCGGTGTGGCCCAAGGCAGCGGTGTCTACGACCCCCGCGCTGCTGCCAACAAACTCTCCGGTGAGAACAAAGCTCTCGCAATCTGCGAAGTCTGCTGGATCCTCCCCGACGAGCCGCCCGAGCGTCAGGACGTTGCTCTGCAACCTGATGGTCTGGTCGAGTCCTCCACTTACACCAGCACTTCTCCTTCCTGATACACTTTTTAGGAACGAGAATTTGACCCCTCTCCGTCAAGAGGGGTCTTTTTTTTGTCTTGTTTTAATGATGTCGAGTTTCTAGCTAATAAAGCGAATCTAGAATTTATTGATCATAGTTTTCATACTATGCCTGATTCTTCAGATCTGAGCCTTGAACGCAAGGAATGCTCCAAGTGTGGAGCAGTCTGGTTAAACGGACAGCTTTATTGGGCGACGGGAGTCAAAGCTAAAGAGCTTGATTTAGCTGGCCTTGTTTGTAACCAAACTGATTCTGAGGAGTGCATCAACTCCAAGAAAGGTCAGAAAGGAGGGGATACCTGGGAGAAACGCCTTATGTTCCTCAACAACCTCGACAAGATCATGGAACAGCGAGGCACACCGATGTGGGATGCAGGTATCTATACAGACGAAAACTAATTAACGCATAAACAGAAGCCCTGGTAACACAGCTTGGTCTCTTACTTTTCTAGCCTCTTCTTGCTCACGGAAGGCTTGATCGACTTTTTGTTGCTCTACCTCTGATAAAGGAGGTTTACCGTAGGCTTCTCGCAAAATAGCCTCAGTGGGAGGGTGGTTGCCTCCATAAGCAAATTTTCTCAAAAAGTGCTCGACGTTAAAAGCAGGTGCTGCTTTAACAAGATCGTGAAGAACCGGTGGGTCGGGAACATCAAATCCTCTATCTTCGAACGCTTGCCCAGCAATTCCGAGAAGTTCTAAACCTTGAGGAATGGCGTCATAACCACCTGTAAGTGCAGAGGCAGCAAGTCCTCCACCGCCTACAACCACAGCGTTCCTGATTCTTTGAAGTGGATCAGGTTCGTCAGCGTTAAAAAGCTCAGACCCAACTACGAATGCGTCACCTAAGAAAGGTGTAGCGCTAATAATTTTTTTTAACACAGCAGGTCTCCCTGCCATACGAACTAAAGAAGTTTTTTCCACAATTCGTCAAAGATAATCACTATTTTAATTGATTCTGGTATAAGCTACTGCTCGTATAGTGATTGCTATGACCACTAAAATCTACGCACCGAGCGGTATCAAAGTCACTGTCCTTTCTACGCATGATGACGGTGAGTATTTTATGGTTCGTTCGGAAACCTCAGGTAAGGTTTTTTTCGCTCATAAAGATCAAGTAGAGGATCTAGAAGTTAAAGAGACTGAAACCACCGTCGTTAGCAACACAAAACGTCGGGGGCGACGGAATATGTCTGCTCCTTCTTCTAAGGCCCCTGTCGTAGTAAAACCTCAGGTCCCCGTGGATAACCGCGTCAATCTCAATAATCTCACTGCTGAGGGTTTGACCCAAGTTCTCCCTGGCGTCGGTATCAAAACCGCTAAAGAGATTATCGAATTGAAGCAAGGTTTGCCTGGCGAGCGTTTTATTAAGCTTGAGCAGCTTAAAGCTGTTAAGCGGATTGACTGGGATGAAGTTTTTGCTACCGGTGAAGTGTACGTAGAATGAAGATAAATGTGCGTTGAACCGTGGCTACTTTAACTACCTCTGAGCTTGAGCAGATCCAGAGTTATTTAGCTCAGCAAGGAGTCACATTTAACGCCACAACAACTGATGCGGCTAAGCGTGAAGTAATTTACGCAGCCATCAACCAGATAACGCGTAACCCTGCTCAGGTTTTTGGGTACAAACTAGATGACTATAACTTTAGCCGCACTGCTTATCATCTTGCTTATAATATCGCTACTGTACCAGCTGGGGATTACGCAAGATTAGTAGAGGCTTGTAATAGTATTCCAAGTGAGTTCTACAACGACAAAATTGTTCAGCAAATTGAGCGTTGTGAAGAAGCTGAGCGTTTAACAGAACTTGCGACTGGACGAGCAACAAGTCGTCAAGAAACGATTCTGGGTGACGTTAGTCGTTCTATCAACATTCAAGATAAGCGGGAAACAGCACGTATCTGGCGAGAAAACTATCTGTATGAGTGCGATAGGTTAGCTCAAATGCTTTACGTACCTAATTACAGGGATCCTGTCGCTGCTCGATATCGGTTCGAAAGATCCGGCGGTGAGTTTATTCAAGCTTTGCCAGGACCTCCTGATGTGTCACGCTCTGATCGGATGTTCTTCCTAGCTAATTGGCGCTAAAGTTGTTTATAAAGATGCTTCATTAGTGTGACTAGACAAGCTAGGTCTGCAGCTGAACAATCACTGCGGAATAAGGGTATTCTTGACACTTTTATCAGGGCTCTCGGGCCTTTGCTCTTCAGTCCTAAAAAGGATGAAGTAGTCGAAGGAATTAGAAAGATCGCCGAGGAAGGAGCAGAAGCGGCTCCTCGTTCTGGTCTTCAGCGTCAGATGGCTGAAACCGGTTCTTATGGAGCAGGTGTTCGAGATTTAGGCACACAAACTGCACCTCCAAGTCCGTTACCTCCTAGTGTTCAACGGCTGATTCCACAGCCTCCAGGTTATTTAGATAACCCTATTAGAAGCGGCGTGGTTACCGACTCTGTTGATCGAGTTGAACCTGCCGTTCGCTCTGTGCGGGAGATGATGGAGAATCCTGCTGGTCTTCGCTCTGCTAGGTCGTTTGGGACGCAGCAAGGTCCGACAATGCCTCCTATCTCTTCCGCGAGGTACGAAGGTGCTTTTCCTATCGAAGGAGACACTAATCAGCTTCGTCTGAGTTTTCAGTACCCAGCAGGAACTGTTATTGATGGTAAAAAAGTTGGGGGCCGTGTATACCGCGATATCGCAGACACTCCAGAAAACCGTGCAATTATTGAAGCTCTTAATAAACAACGAGTCGGTGAAGTAGAAGATTTTCCAGAGGCAATGGTTTACCGGGTGGACCCTAATCAAAGGGGTCTTGATCTCGATCCGGCAGGAACTCGTCGGATGGTTGGTTCACCTGAACCGATGACTGCTCCTTCAGTTCCAGTTCCAGTTACAGTTCCAACGGATAACCGGATGGGAAGTCTCGGAACAAACCTTGTGGACTTAAGAAGGTTTGCTGGAGCAGCAGCTCCTTTGGGTGCAGCTGGGCTTACTATTAATTATTTACAACAAGCGGCTCAAGAAGGCGCTCAGCCTGGTTCTGATTTAACAGTTCCTGCACAAGATCAAGACGCTCCTCTTGCTACTGGTGGAGGGGTTTCAACAGGAATGTCAAATATTCCTGTTGCAGAGCAATACGTAAATAACCCTAACTACGAGCAGCCTGGTCTCAATGCTCAAGAGAGAGGCGTTTTAAATAGGGGAAAAGAAGAAGCTCTTTATGCGGCTCAACAATCAGGAGATCCTGCTCTTGCTGCAGCGGCAAGAGTCATGCAAGAGCTACCTCCTGAAAGACTTAAAAGCGCTGCTCAAATGTATGAAGAAGAGAGGGCTCTTGTGGAGGCGCTGACAACTGGTCAAATGGGAGTCATTGCAGATCTCTTGAGGGAAACCCCAATGACTCCAGGTGGGGATAACGCGCTTCCTAGGTCTGACGAATTTGTTCAAGCTAACCCGGTACTGGCCTACCGTGCAGCTCAGCAAATGCCTGGTTTTGAAGAAAGAATGAAAGAAGAAATGCTTCAAGGTGATCCTGCTGTAAGTATGCAAACAGGGCAAACTGTCACCACTCCAACTGTTTATGCAGAGGCAGGTGCAGAAAACGATAAAAACGCTGCTTTTGCAGGAACTAATGCTGCTGCTATGGTTGATGCAACCATGCTTCCTGAGTCCGAGCGTTTTACAGCTCAACAAGCCACTGGTGATCTAGCAGCTTTTGTTGCCCCTCAAGTCCGTGGTGAGCTAAAGACCCCACAACAAGTTCTACGAGAACAGCTTCTGGGTGTTTTTAGCTGACTTATAATTAAATCGACAAGGAGTTAAAAAGTGGCGTCAACCAGCACAAATAAACAACCGATGATGGTTGACCGCCCTTTTCTTAGGGGCGCAACAATCACAAGTGCAACGACAGTTGCAAGTCAGGTGAACCCTGCCTTTGCTGATCTAGTCCAGCTTGTACGTGTGGGCGACGTTCCTTCTGAGGATGCAGCTCTTGTTGAAGATATTTTCGTTGTATCTAACGAAGGATATCCTGACGACAGTGGTGTTCGTGCTTGCACGCTTGGTGTTTATATCTATGCTCCCAACCAGGCTGCACCCTCTACAGCTTCGTCTATCTTGATCAACAAATTTGTTGTTGGTCTTTCTGGCGGTACGGAAGGTTTAATTCAACGGGTTGAACTTCCTAAAACAATCGCTCCTACACCTCAAGTAGGTTTCACCGATCAGATCCGCCCTATCGAACTGGGTGGCTCTGAGGCTATGTATCTTGAAAAAGGTTACATTCTGGCTATTGGATATCACGGAGATGCAGGAAGTGCTGTCTCCGGTGGCCTAAGTCCGTCTGGTATTTCTGTTTGGGCTCAAGGCGGTTTCTATTAATTTGTGAGCAAACGTCGCAAAGGCTCTGATCACTTTGGCTGGGATTCTTACTCAGCCAAAACGGCTTCTTTCGGCTTTAACAAAATCAGCGGTGCTAATAAAAGCACATCACTTAACAGACCACAACCGTGGCAGCAGAAGTTCAGACCTGACTTTAATTTAAAAGATTTCAGCATATTATTTGATTACAACTATGCGTCGATGTGGACTCGATGGCGTAGAGGTTATGAGCTGTATATGTATGCAGATCAGGCTTATGTTGGTCTGAACTACTCATTTAGATATTTCACAACCGGTACGGCTGGCATCGGAGCTGCTCTTCCGGGTGCTTGTTGGATGTACCCATCGATGAGCCAAGATATGGCGATGCGGATGGTGGCTATCCGCCCAAGAGATTCTTTTAACTTTCTTGATTTCGGATACTCAATCAAATCAGTTACGAGGACGACGGGAACCGTTTACGCAGTAGAACTTTCGAGTAATTTCGGACCTCCTATTTCGTTCTTCACTGGCGAGGTTATCTCAGATCGTTTCAATACACTTGGGCAGGAAAAAAGTTCATACGGTAACTATGCAGTAGTCGGCGTGGGCAACGGAACCACACCGATTGAGCCTGGGTTTGCTCCTGTCTACAACAGTATATTTATCTCGCTTGATACTGATAACAGTGGTCGGTTGTTGACGGCGAGACTCTTAAAACTCCTGCGGACCCTCC